CTTTAAGATGCTCCTGCTCCCATTCTAGATCCAGACCCTTCTTCTTTGTGTAAAGGTCGTTTAGATGTGTTTGCATTTGTTCCATCCATAACCTCCTCATAGGTTATTCTATTAACTCGGTCATCATAAGACTTTCCGAGATATTCCCAAACTATAACATTTTCTCCTAGTTTGTCAAGTATAGCTTGTTCTAGTGAGGCCGGGTTATCTTCAGCTAAAACATTAAATTTAGCATGATGATCATAAGCCCAGATATTTACTAGCATTTTTTTCATTTTTGCTTTCTATTAGTAAAATGAGGCGGAACTATGTCCCGCCTCAAATTTTTAATTATTATGCACCTGGTGATGCAAAGATACCTCTAAAGTCAGATACTCCAAATGAATATCTTTCTCTAGCTTTGTATCTCACGTTACCAGTATCGAAATCACCTTCCATAGCAGTTTTAATTCCTGCTCTTTCGAAGTATTTCATTCCATTAGGCACGTCAGTGATAATGTAGAATGCATCTGGATCAGTTAAGAAGTTGTTAACTCTATAACCTTGAGGTAACATTCCCATTGATGCTAGCGCATTGATATCATTATCAGCTGTTCCTACTCTACCTTGAGATTTCATTAATCTCTCAGCAGTGAACTGAAGCTCAGAAGGAATAATCATTTTCACGCCTCTCGCAGCAATTTTTAGACCTCTTTCGTCTGTCATTGCAGCAATGTCGATCATTGACTGTTCTAACGAAGTTTCGTTCAAGTCAGCAGCTGTAGCTAAAGTGTTAGATACAGTGCCTGAAACAGTTGGGTGGTTAGTTGCAAATAAATTGCTTCCATCACCTGAGTTGAAAGTACTGAATCCTTGAATTAATGGATTAACAGCTTTCACCTGTTTTGTGTTTGCCATAGATCTAGCTAATGCTTTTGTATATCTACTAGCAAGTCTGTCATACAGGTTGTCCTCAATTGCTTCTTCAGTTATCGAGAAGGCAAGAGCCACAGTTTCGTGTGTATATCTTGCAGTGAAAGTCTCTTGAGCATTGTCAAAAGTTACTCCACTTCCTTCTGGTTTAACTTGAGCTTGAGCAAAGCCTGATAACATAACTTCTTCTTCAAACGCTCTGTCTGAAGATTCAGTAGTGTATATTTCCGCATGCTGATTCTCATAACGTTTATACTCTAAACCGAATAAGGCATTTAATCCCGGCTCGAGTTCTTTGACTAATTGTCCTCTACTTATCGCCATAATTATCCTCCTTATATTCCGGCTATTTGTTTCAAGAAGTGTTCGTTGATAGTAACAACCCAGTTCACATTAGCTGAACCAAGTTCATTATTATCAGGATCTTTTGAAACACCTATTATTTTCAACTGACCAGTATTAGTCGCTTTAGTTGAATCATCTAACTCTACTCCTGAAACGAAGTCATGAGTTGATCCAGCCGCGTATACGATGTCAGCTACCATTCCAACTTCAGCTTGTGATGAACCACTCGCCTTATTAGATTGTATTTCAAATCTTTCATAAGGGTCGTCACACACAAAGCCAACGATATCTGTAGCAGTGTTACTTGCTTTCAGATGGTTCGCAAATGTTGGTTTGCTTGTTGATGCGTCAGTGAAGAAAACACCATTAAGGGTTCCTAATAAAACATCGCCTGCTGCAGCTACAGTAATATTTCCTGTAGTTGCCATTTCAACTGGATCGTTTTGAAAGATCGCAGCTGAAGATGCCGCAATGTTGTATTCGGATAAACCTTGGTTGTCCCTGTTCTGACCTACTTTGCCAATGGCTCTTAAGCCAAAAGCTGCGTCTTTGTTTGCCATAGTATAGTCCTCCTTAAAGACATTTTTAGTTTATCCTTTGATGGTTTAAGAATTCTTTTTAGGATTTCTTTGAGCCACCGAAGGTTACACGCGTTTGCCTATCAACATTAATAGGCATACTTGGGTGCTGTTCCTTCATAAGATCGTTGTCTACCGCTTTTACCTTTTCACTATGTTGATTAACATAGTATTCAGATCTTTGGTTTGCGATCTCTTCCGGTACCCTAGCCAGCAATAGGCCACCAACTCCGATCACTCCCTTGTACTTGCCGTCTTCAACAATTGGAAAGTCTGAATCTGGATATTCATCAGCTCTTACTAATTCGTATCCTGATCTTATTCTTCCAGCCACATTTTTTGTGTCTTGGAATCCTAAACTTTCAGCTCTTATCCATCTGTGCTGAAATCCTGTCGGCGCAGGGGGTGCATCTAAAGATGACGGGGGAGTCCAGACTTGTTTCTTTTGAGATTCTTTTTCTCTAGTCTGACTCGCACGGGATGCTCGTTTATTATCATTACTCATATGCTTATGCCTCCTTCGTGATTTTTAATTGTTTCGCATATTCTTCAAGTGGCACTCCTAATTTTTTAGCGATTGCTACCTGTGATGAAGTGAGTCTCACAGTGTTTTTGCGACCAGTATTTGTGCTTCGCTTCGCTGAAGCTACTGTTTGCACAGGTTTGGTCGAAACTTCCCTATTGTCTGCATTATTAGCAAATTTGTGGGGGAATTCAAGTCTTATTCTTTTATCTATCTCAGAATAATACTCATCACTTGAAGGGTCATAACCTTCTTCTTCAGTAAGCTTCTTATGCAGGTCAAAAGCTGTATATGTCATGGCTGTATCTTGTCCAAACCATGCATTTTTACCAGCCCATTGCTCTGCTTTAGGATCAGGTGATCCTTGAGAAACTTGCTTTCTTTCAAGGTTAATCTCCGGTTTTGTTTCTTTTTTAGTTTTTTCATACTCAGCTTGAGCTACTTTAGTCTCTTCAAGTTTAGCTTTTTTATAACCAAGTTCAGATATTGCAGTTAAAGCTTCTGCTTCAGCTTTTAAATCTTGCGCTTCTCTAGCTGCTGCAAGTTTAGCTTGTGCTGCCTGGACACCTGATGTGATACTATCTTCTGTAGATTGTAAGTATCCTGGTTCAAGCTTCGAGATTTTAGCATCTAATTTTTTATTATCTGCTATTACAGACTCAGCATATTTAACTGCTTCATCTTTTTGTCTTTCAGCTTCTCTCCATTTTTTAGTTAACTTTGCTATTCTTCTTTGTACTCCGTCTGAGTAATCTTTTAATTCGTCTTTCTCTTCTTTAGTTTCTTTCTCTTCTTTTTTTTCTAACTTAATCTCTCGCTCGTTTTCATAAGTTTTATCTTCAGATTGTTTTTCATCAACCACAGGTCTAATAGACGATTCTTCTTTTACTTCCGTCTGTTCAATCTCTGCTTGATCTTTTTCTTCAGGAATATCAACGTCCATTGCTGGACCTGAAGTATCGATATCCACTGTTTTTTGTTCTTCTTGCATAGTTTACTCCTTCTATGTTTAGTATTGATGAAGTATATCTTCGGGTTTTTCGATTGTAGCTAATACTTCATCGTCATTTAGCAATCTAACTTCGCCCCCGTCAATTTGTATTCGTGATCCTGCATAACGCGCAAAGATCACCCAGTCACCCTTCTTGCACCATGGGCCTTCTGGAAATTTTTCTTTATCATAACAATGTGGTCCCATTTCTAAAACAAGTCCACATGTAGAACCAACTTGTTGTCTTTCAATTGTTTCTTGTCCGAGATACAATCCGCCTCTAGTTTTTTCAGGCATTTTAAATGGTAAAATTAATATTCTCCATCCAGTTGGTTTTGGTAATTTTTCTGATTCTTTTGTTTTTAAACGTTCGTAGCCTTCTACTTCTTTTTTATTTTCTTCTTCGTATTTTTCTTGTAGTGCTAATTTAATTTTTGGTGTCGAACTTGACGACGTTTGTGAGGTCTGGTTTTTGTTCATCTGTTTGCTCCTTTTCATCTTGTTTTAGCAGGTTAGAGATTTCCTGTGATAATTTAAAATAGGCATGTGCCTGTCCCATTAGATACTTATATTTTTCCATATTGTCAATACCCCCAGAGATCATTGTATCTCCGATAGCTTGATACTGTTCTTTTATAAGTCTTTGTATTTTATATATTACATTTATTGGATCCATCTTTCCTCCTATAGTTTTTTCTTTAGTTCCTTTAAGTATTCTTCATCTTCTTTCTGTCTTTTACTTTCAATTATTTTTGCATGTTTACGCCAAGCCCATGCATTTAATGTGCCTGCGTGTTTCATTATAAAATGTAAAAATGTATATACTAATCTATCTAGCATTTCTTATAGATTCCTTTCCCTTCTTAAATATAGCAGCGACTTTTGATTTACCCATAACTTTGGCACGCTGTTCTCCAACAGTTAGAATTTGGATTTTTCTTGCAAACGGTTTAGATATCTTTTTAACTTTTGCAACAGTTTTACGAGCGTCAGTAGGAGTCGCAAACTTAATACTAACAGTAT